CTTATTTATATGGTGCAGGGGAAATTATTAATTATATAGATAGCATTATGACTCTAATAAGTCATTTTGTTGTTAAAAATAACGTGAAAATCTTAAGATATATTGCTAAACATTTTCCATTAGAAGGAAATTCAAAATTTGTTGAAATAATTAGAGAGATTGCAAATATTCAAGAATATAGAGGTTTTGATAAAGATTTATTTACGCACCAGATGTGGGAGGATGCTAAATCTGTAAAGCAATTTTTAGATACCTATTATATATTTGAAAATAGAGGTCTAATTATAACACAAGATCCTTTTATAACTATGGCTAATAAGGAAACTTCATTTGGTGCAGATGTTACAAAGTTTTTAGATGAAACATATCCCGTCCATCGTATGGCAATTATAAAACGTTCACTTGTAGAAATAAAAAGAGAGTGGCTATTAAATAGAGATGAGTATATTACACAGATTAATTCAGTAGATAAGTTTGGTTTAACACCCCTTGCTTACGCTATTTTATTTCAAAATATAGAAGCCATTAAATTTTTTACGACAACATCCCCTTCTTTTGTAAAAAAGAATCTGACGATTGGTAAAGAACGCATAGACTATTCCGTTAGCATATCGGTGTTAAAAGACGGTTTTACCATTGAAGATTTAATTAGAGTATATGGAAGAGACGATATTGGTAGATACTTTGAAACGAAGAAAGAAGTTGAAGCACGTTGGAGAACAAACGTGATTAAAGGATATCATCAAACAAATGCTACTATTGCGACTGTTATTCAAAATACACCCAGTAACGAATTCTGGTTTTTAGCTGGTTCAATTGGCATGTATGGTGCTGGTATATATTTCGCCAAAACACCAGAAGAAACTGATTTTAAAGCCCATCAACGTGGAATTATTTTAGAAGCAGATGTATTGTTAGGTAATTCGTTAAATATAAGAAATTTCGCAGAACGTGGTGTATTTGCGGACAAATATGGCAGATTACCAGTTGATCTGTTATATCATGCTCTTCTAAGCAATGGATACGATAGTGTTGTGGCTATTAAAGACGAACGTTCTGATGCGGAACTACATAGAGCGCGTGTAGGACGTTTTATGCAATCTGGGAATGAGTATATGGTTTATAATACAGAACAAGCACTTTTTACCAGAGTTGTACCGCGTCATGCAGCACCACAACTTGGCGGAACAAAACATAGCGAATCTATTTCTCTACCATCTTGGTTGGTTGCAGTTCAACGTGGCAATTTAGAAGCTTTAAGAAAAGGCTCTAAAAAATCCTATAACGCACATTGGTTGCTAAATTCTACCCCATTGATGGTTGCTTGTGCTCGGGGTCATATAAATATTGTTAAATGGTTAATTGAAGAGGCTGGTGTAGCCATAAATGCCAAAGATAGTATGAACCGCAATGCTTTATTCTATGCTATGAGAGGTGGTAACAAATATATCGTTCAATATTTAATTACAAACGGTATTCATTTAGTGGGTAAAGATACAAATGGCAAATATGCAATTGAATACTTTAATACACAGCCCTTGGAGAAAGAGATAGATTTACAGCACAAAACAAAGAAGGTCTCTGTATCTGTTGCTTATCGTGAGGTATTATTAAAAGCATTGGTGCAATTGGGCTACCCAGCAATGGAAGCAATATTTAGTTTTTATAAAAATACAATGCGTCCTATGACTGATGAAATTAAAAAGAAATTCATAACCTATTTTTATAATAAACACAAATCATCCATCGGAAAGATGAATGAGCCTTGGATGGGAGCGCCATTGACAAATAAGAGGTCACTTTATGTAGCCGGAAATAAAAAATAAAGCCTTATTAAATTGTTTTTATAATACCAATATAGAATAAATGGTGGTTGGTGGTACACCAAGAGTTAGTTTAAAAAGTAAATTTCAAGAGGATGTTATCACATTATGTGAAATAGATAATGCGTATAAAAGTTTTATCGCTACATATGAAAAATTAGTGATTGATACCAAAACAAGAGATGAAACAATCGTTCATTTAATAGAAAACCGATGCATGAAGATATATATACCTTTAATTTTGAGTAAGCCAAAATATAAAACAAATGCAGTGATTGAAGCCATCGCACGTCTCAATCCAAAATTAGATGGCTTTGATGAAGGACAAAAAAATGATTATTTTGAAAATACAACCACCCGAGAACATATGCCTTTTGGATTTATTGCGATTCCTCTCGCTTCTATCAAGAATCACCCAGAGAGGAAAAAGGAAGATTATACAGATTTTATATGCACCACAATGCATTATAATGAAGATCTTATATGGGAGATTTTTCGGTTTGTGGATTATACCACAATTTTAGACATTCTTGACTGTTGGATGAATGCATATAATAGTGTAAATGGTAAAATGATAGATTATAATTATAAAAGTTATTTGAGTTTAGTGAAAGATGTTTTACCTGAATATCAAGAAGCGGCTTTAGAAAAATTAATGGATGTGGTTGTTTTATCACCAAAATACGCTATTGATAAACCTTGGGGTGAAAAAAAATACGATAATATATTTAATGTCGTTCCATATATACAAAATAGTGATATGGTAACTTATTTATATGGTGCAGGGGAAATTATTAATTATATAGATAGCATTATGAGTCTTATAATGCATTTTATTGTAAAAAATAACGTGAAAATGTTAAGGTATATTGCGAAACATTTTCCATTAGAAGGAAATTCAAAATTTGTTGAAATAATTAGAGAGATTGCAAATATTCAAGAATATAGAGGTTTTGATAAAGATTTATTTACTCAGCAGATGTGGGAGGATGCTAAATCTGTAAAGCAATTTTTAGATACGTATTATAAATTTGAAAATAGAGGTCATATTGTAACACAAGACCCTTTTATAACTATGGCTAATAAAGAAACTTCATTTGGTGCAGATGTTACAAAGTTTTTAGATGAAGCCTATCCCGTCCATCGTATGGCAATTACAAAACGTACAAAAAAAGAGTTACAAGATGAATGGAAATTACATAGCGATGCGTATATTACACAGATTAATTCAGTGGATAAGTTTGGTTTAACACCCCTTGCCTACGCTATTTTGTTTCAAAATATAGAAGCCATTAAATTTTTTACGACAACTACCCCTTCTTTTGTAAAAAAAACTCAGAGTATTGGTAAAGCACGAATTGATTATTCCGTTAGCATATCGGTGTTAAAAGACGGTTTTACCATTGAAGATTTAATTAAAGTATATGGAAGAAACGAAATTGGTAGATACTTTGAAACGAAGAAAGATGTTGAAGCCCGTTGGAAAACAAACGTGATTAAAGGGTATCATCAAACAAGTGCCCATATAGCTACTGTTATTGAACATACACCCAGTAACGAATTCTGGTTTTTAGCTGGTTCAATTGGCATGTATGGTGCTGGTATATATTTCGCCAAAACACCAGAAGAAACTGATTTTAAAGCCCATCAACGTGGAATTATTTTAGAAGCAGATGTATTGTTAGGTAATTCGTTAAATATAAGAAATTTCGCAGAAAGAGACGCATTTGGGCTAAAATATGGTAAATTACAGGTTGATATTTTATATCATGCTCTTCTAAGCAATGGTTACGATAGTGTTGTGGCTATTAGAGATGACCGCTCCAGTGCGGAACTACAAAGAGAATATATAGGACGTTTTATGCAATCTGGGAATGAGTATATGGTTTATAATACAGAACAAGCTCTTTTTACAAGAGTTGTATCGCGTCCTGTCGCACCACAACTGGGTGGAATGACTGAAAGTAAAACCCCCTCTCTACCATCTTGGTTGGTTGCAGTTCAACGTGGCAATTTAGAAGCTTTAAGAAAAGGCTCTAAAAAATCCTATAACGCACATTGGTTGTTAAATTCTACTCCATTAATGATTGCTTGTGCTCGGGGTCATATGAATATTGTTAAATGGTTAATTGAAGAGGCTGGTGTAGCCATAAATGCCAAAGATAGTATGAATCGTAACGCTTTATTCTATGCTATGAGATGTGGTAACAAACATATCGTTCAATATTTAATTACAAAGGGCATTCATTTAGTGGGCAAAGATACAAATGGCAAATATGCGATTGAATATTTTAATGCTCAACCTTTGGAGAAAGAGATAGATTTACATAGTCGTAAATCATCACCAATGAAGGTCTCTGTTGCTTATCGTGATGTATTATTAAAAGCATTGGTACAATTGGGCGACCCAGCCATGGAAGCAGTATTCCGTTTTTACAAAAATACAATGCGTCCTATGTCCAATGAAATTAAAAAGAAATTCATAACCTATTTTTATAATAAAAATAAACCATCCATCGGAAAGATGAATGAGCCTTGGATGGGAACGCCATTGACAAATAAGAGGTCACTTTATGTAGCCGGAAATAAAAATTGAATATTTCTTTTTATTAAATTTATATATAAACATTATGAATAAGCTACTTTCTTTGATTGAAACGCCGATTGGCAAAGGTGGATTTGGTGTCGTCCATAAGGGACTTCTTCACTCAAACAAACGGCACGTTGCCATCAAAACGATTGAAAACAATTACAGAGCACATCGTGAGATTGAAATTCTTCAAGCAATTCAAATGCCTTGTATCGTTCAAATACCACGTCTATATCATGTTGTGGAGGAGGTTGAGAATTGTCATTTGGTAATGGAATATATTAAAGGTGGCAACCTTATTCAATATGCTGGTAAGAAACTCCCTGAACCAGTTGTTAAAGGAATTGCACGTGATGTACTGAAATGTCTATCGGTATGTCACGAAAAAAACATTATGTATGGTGATATGAAATTGGCAAACATTGTTGCGACACAACCCATATTAGATATGAAGACATTGGGCGAATCGTTGGTTAAAGTGGTTGATTATGGAAGCGCACATTATTGCCAAGACGAACCCTTCACAAGGCAATTTGGAACACCAATGTATATGGCTCCGGAAATCTTTATGAGGCACTTTGAGAAACCAGCTGATATTTGGGCGCTTGGTATTTGTCTCTATATCTTGCTAACTGGAAGATATCCCTATCCTGTTAATGTAGGAAAAGTTACTTATGATGAACTCGCTCACGTAATCTTACACGAAGAAATAACGAAAGATTCTGCTATTCCTAAAAATGCATGGACTTTTATTAAAAGCCTATTGTGTGAATTTCCTCACGAGCGACCTACCGCACTTGAAGCATTAAATGACACGTGGCTAACGAATTGAAAGTTGTTAGGCGATAGCGAGATAACCGAAAACTATAAAAATCATTTTTGGCATATAAACATAATAGTTGTATGATTTATTAAAAATGAGTCAAGTCAGTGTTACAATTACAGATGATTCACCTCCAAGAAGAGCAAGTCACGAAGATTTAAACTATACAACTATATCTCGTCAAAATGAGTCAAGTCATAATTTATCCATAGATTGGAAGAAAAGAGCAGTCATTGAATTCTATTTACAATTAAAATCAGTTTATACACATAAACGACTTCATAATGCATTAACGATTCCTATAATAATGTTATCAACCATTGCAGGAGCTTCTATATTTTCATCAAATAATGCAACATTACAATATGTTGCGGCATCATTTAGTATATCAAGTGCACTATTAACAGGATTATTACGTCAATTACAGCCTGGTGAAAAAGCCATAGAACATTTAGCTGCCGTCCGTAAATGGAGTCGTATTATCAATAAATTCCAATTGCAAGAGATTAAGCCCAGTATTGAAAAAGCAGATTTTTTGGTAAAGATTGAAGCTGAAATAGAATCCATATTTTCAAGCCAACCTGAGCCTGTACCATCTGCCATTGAATCAATGCGTAAAAAATATGGTAACGATACTATGAATGAGGTATGGTTTGGTAAAGATATACAAACACAATTTAGAAATGCTAAAAATATACAAAAAGAAAAGACGGTTTTGGTACAATTAAAAGAAGCCTTAAAACATTAGGCTAATAATCCAGCAGTTGTACCACCAGTTAGTGTAACGGACGCAGAGCCTTTGAGTAAATAATAACCAGATGAACCACCTGAAGCACTTGAGGCTGTACCAGAAGCTCCAAATGCACCACCATTTCCACCCGTTGCTCCAAATGTAGTAGCAATTTGTGAAAATGATATTTCACCAGATGAAGGTAATGTCGTCATTCTATATTTATAGCATTTATTTTACTAAGATTATAACCTATTTAAACTTTTCAATGGTGTAATTAGGTTATAAATGAGTACACCATTATTTGCAAATCCCAGTTCTGTTTCATTAACTTCAGGAGATGCAATATTAACTGGAACGGGTTTAGTTTTACAAGAACAACCCATTTATGGAACAAACGTTGCTTTGCAAACGGTTAATCCAAATGGTACAATATTAAATACTATTTCAATGGTTGGATGCAATGTTGGTTTTGGTACAACCATTCCTTCACAAACATTACACGTACAAGGACAATCTTATTTCAATGGAAATGTCGGTATTGGAACAAGTCCAACCACTCAAGCATTAACCGTTCAGGGAAATATGCGAATTGATGGTACAATACAATCATCACCAACGATAGTATCTTCGTCTGGTTTATTGTCACTTGCTTATACTATACTATTTGATTCCAGTGCAAGTGCATTAATCGTACAATTGCCAGATGCACCTGCAACAGGATATACAGTTTTACTTAAGTTATTATATCCAGCAGCAATATATTCTGTTACAGTTCAAATGAGTGGTGCTACATATGGATTATTGGGTACTATTCAATTAAATTCAACAATAACAAGTTATCAAGTTATTTATACATCAACTGGATGGCAAATTATAAATGAATTATCGGATAGTTTCTATCCAACAACTTATAAACAAACTTTACTTGCAACAGGAAATATCGGAAGTACTGATACATTAAATACAAGTATTTCTGCCGATGGAAATACATTAGCATTAGGTGGACGATTTGATAATTCAGGCATAGGTGCAACTTGGATATTTATTCGTTCTGGAACGACATGGATTCAACAAGGAACTAAATTAGTTGGAAGTGGATATACTGATACTGGTGCATCACAACAAGGAGGTCTTGGTGGTTATCCTAATAAAGGAGTTGCATTATCATCTGATGGCAATACATTGGCAGTTGGAGGTTTTGGAGATAATAGTATAGGTGCAACTTGGATATTTATACGTTCTGGAACTACTTGGAGTCAACAAGGAACAAAATTAGTTGGAACAGGATATACCGGAAATCCTTCACAAGGTTCTTCAGTTGCATTATCATCTAATGGTAATACATTAGCCATTGGAGGATGGACGGATAATAATAGTGTTGGTGCAACTTGGATATTTACTCGTTCCGGAACAAGTTGGACTCAACAAGCAAATAAATTAGTTGGTACTGGAAATATTGCAACATCTGGTCAAGGATTTGCAACATCTTTATCAGCAGATGGTAATACATTAGCGATTGGAGGTCATTTAGATTCTGATGGTATGATCACAGTTCTTGGAGCAACTTGGATATTTACTCGTTCTGGTTCATCATGGACACAACAAGGAAGTAAATTAGTAGGAACGGGTTATACTGCTACGTTTATATCTGGGTTCGGTGGTTATTTTGTTAGACAAGGCTATTCCGTTTCATTATCAGCAGATGGTAATATATTAGCATTTGGTGGTCCTGCAGATAGTACTACAAGTATAATTCTTGTTGGTGCAACGTGGATATTTACTCGTTCCGGAACTACTTGGACTCAACAAGGAACTAAATTAGTTGGAACAGGATATTCCGGAGGTTCATATCAAGGAAGTTCTGTTGCATTATCAGCAGATAGTAATATATTAGCAATTGGAGGATGGAGTGATAATTCAAATATAGGTGCAACTTGGATATTTATACGTTCTGGTTCAACATGGAATCAAAAATCAAAAATGGTACAAACTACAGTTGGTTATAATGGATGGTGTGTTTCATTATCTGCAAATGCAAATACAATAGTATGTGGTACTAATGTAAATGCAACTGCGATGGTATTTACATAATTTATTCCAGTAAATTGAAATAATTTAGAATCTCATAATACATTTCTTTTTCTTTAGAGTTATTTGTTTGGTTATAATATTTCATTATCATATTACGAGTTCTTATTTTTTGATAAGGTTTAAGTGGAGGCTCTTGCATCACACGGATATAATCCAACTCATTTAATATAGATACATTGAGTGTTTGAAGAACATCCTTAAAATTAATAATTGGTTTCCATTTCTCTAAATTAGCTTGAAGTGCATACATTTCACTATTATTATCACGTTCGTTTAATTCTTTAATAAGATTATTTGTAATAGGAATAGATTCTGCTTTTACTATATGTGGACGAATCATTTGATAAGCCATCATACTGCCTACCATTAAACGTTTAGATAGAAGCATCTTTATAGATTATAGTAACATCTTATTATTAAATCAATTTTTTATACATATTAAGATAAGAATGAGTTTATTATTGAATCAACAAACTATTTATTCAAACACATTATTATCACAAACAGTTGATTTTTATGGTAATAAGATAAATAACATTTCTGTATTAACAAGCAATGTTGGGATTGGAACAACCGTTCCATTACAACAATTACACGTTCAATGTGTTACCTATATTAGCGGTAATGTAGGTATTGGAATAACCAATCCTTCATCCATACTTCAAATTCAAGGAAATTTAGTTGTTACAGGTTTAATTAGTAGTTCATCTACTTCAAGTTTGGTAACCGTAAATGCAAATGGTACAATGACATTGGCATCTGTCATATTAATTGATTCTATGGCAAGTTCTTTAACCGTAACACTTCCAGATGGAACGAATGGTTTTATTACTAAAATTCAATTAGCATATGGACGTAGTAATCCAGTTACTGTAAATTATACAGGAGGCTCTTTTACATTATCCCCTGCAACATCTATACTTGGCTATAAACTCATTTATACAACACTTGGTTGGCAAATCATTAGTTAATAAAAAAAACAGTCTTAATAGAATAAATGAGTTTATTACTAAATAAACAAACCATATCTGCCAATAATATTTTAGTACAATCTACAACTCAAAATAGCACTATTTTATATATTACATCAAATATTGGTATTGGTACAACTCAAGCATTACAAACATTACAAGTTCAAGGACAATCCTATTTTAGTAGTAATGTAGGTATTGGTACAACGAATCCACAAGCGATATTACATATAAATGGTAATTTAGTAGTTATAGGAAATATTACATCCAGTGGTTCTACGATTCAATCAACAGTAAATACAGTTAGTTCAGCAGGAACACTAACATTATATCCAACCATTCTATTTGATTCACGTAATGCTTCATTTACTGCAACACTTCCAGATGCATCAATCGGGTATATTATAACATTACAACTATTGACTCGTAAATCGCTCCCAGTAACAATTACAATGAGTAAAGGCACATTTATTCTTACATCAACGAATATGACTCGTCAGTTGGTATATACGGCAAATGGGTGGCAAAATTATACATCAACAATAAACAGTTTCTTCCCAACAGTTCAACAAGGAACTAAATTAGTTGGGAGTGGATATACTGGAACTCCAAGACAAGGATGGTCTGTTTCATTATCAGCCGATGGTAATACATTAGCCGCTGGAGGACAAAATGATAATTCAAGTATAGGTGCAACTTGGGTATTTATTCGTTCTGGAACTACTTGGACACAACAAGGAACTAAATTAGTTGGTAGTGGATATACCGGAACTCCTTCACAAGGAACATTCATTTCATTATCAGCTGATGGAAATACATTAGCAGTTGGAGGAAATGGTGATAACGGTTATATAGGTGCAACTTGGATATTTACTCGTTCTGGAACGAATTGGAGTCAACAAGGAAGTAAATTAGTTGGAACAGGATATAGTGGTAATTCTTTTCAAGGAATATCCATTGCATTATCATCTGATTCAAATACATTAGCAGTTGGAGGATATACTGATAATGCAACTAATGGTGCAGTTTGGATATTTACACGTTCTGGAACTACTTGGACTCAACAAGGAACTAAATTACTTGGAACTGGATATAGTGGTGCATCAAGACAAGGATGGTCTGTTGCATTATCAGTCGATGGAAATACATTAGCCATTGGAGGACAAAATGATAATTCAGGTATAGGTGCAAGTTGGGTATTTACACGTTCTGGTTCAACATGGACTCAACAAGGAACTAAATTAATTGGCACAGGTTATAGTGGTAATTCAACACAAGGACAATCTGTTGCATTATCATCTAATGGAAATACATTAGCTATTGGTGGAAATGGTGATAATGGTAGTATAGGTGCAAGTTGGGTATTTACACGTTCTGGAACTACTTGGACTCAACAAGGAACTAAGTTAATTGGAAGTGGATATGTTGGTACTTCAGAACAAGGAATATCCATTTCCTTATCATCTGATGGAAATACATTATCAGTTGGTGGATCAGTTGATAATAGTAGCACGGGTGCTGTTTGGATATTTAATCGTTCTGCATTAATATGGAGTCAAACAGGAACAAAAATCGTTGGTACAGGATATACTGGTTCTCCACAACAAACAAAAAATTCATTATCTTCTGATGGAAATACATTAGCAGTTGGAGGATGGAATGATAGTATTGCTATAGGTGCTGTTTGGGTATTTGTTTAATAATTCATTTTCTAAATATTCATTTAAAAATATCATATTTATCATATAAGTAATGCGTTTTTCAATCATTGCAGCAATAAATGAACAAGGTGGAATTGGATATAACAATACGATTCCGTGGCATGTTCCAGAGGATTTAAAACATTTTAGGAAATTGACTATGGGTAAAACGATAATTATGGGACGCAATACTTGGGAATCCATAGGGTGCAAACCATTAATTGGTCGCAAAAATATTGTACTATCATCCACCTTACCACCTTCTAAAACCGATACTCTATGGTTTTCACATTCATTTGAAACAGTCATAGAATCACTCAAACACGAAGACGAAGTCTTTATAATTGGTGGTTCAAGTCTTTATAAAAAAGCAATGATGCATCCATTATGTAGTGAACTTTATCTTACAGTTGTTGTATCTAAATGCGAATGTGATGTATTTTTCCCAATGGATATTCTAAACGAACACTTTGAATGTATAGATATGTCTCTTGTTTATATTAGTCGTTCAGATGTTCGTTACCAATTTAAGACTTATTGCCCCAAAGATAAATTATGGAGATATCAAACGACATATTGATAAAAATAGCCAAATTATCTACACCAGAAACTCGTATGAGTTTATTTCAAGCATATCCTAATATATTTAATAAAGATACGCGCGATTATGTACGTACAGACAGTGTTCGTAAATGTATTCGCCGATGGAAAGATAATACAGGCTATTGGTCTATATTCTGGGATAGATTATCCAATGAACCCATTAGTATTCATACTGAATTATATACACTCTTTCCAGAATTTGAATTATTGCAAAATAAAGGACTTTATGAATTAATGGATATGCCAATCTATAAATTACTTATATCTTCATTAACATCCCGTTGTTATGCTCGCAAATATCTAACCAATATAACTTCTCATAACGAATATAAACAATGGATAATCGGAATAATCGCAAAAAAGTCAATGAGGTATCCATTTCAAATAACAACGATTAAAGATTTATTAAAAATAATTTATACGACTTCAAGTACTATAGTTACTAATCACAAATATATATATAACGATGAAAGGTTTGAAGTAATATTTGATTGGTATGGTAATATAGGTTTATATTTTAATGAACAAATGATAAATTTAAAAGAATTATTAACTAATATTCCACCCGAAATCCTGTTAGAAGTGTTGCTTTAAAATGGTATATTTTAAACGTTGCTTTAAATTATAAAATTTAAACGTTGCTTTAAATTATACCATATCATTAATAGAGAAACTTATGTTTAAAAATGTAAATAAATTAGAAGGTCCTATTCTTTTTGCAAAGCATAATAATATATATTTCTTAGGCGAATATCATCATATAAATGGTTCATCTCATCATACACATATTAATGAATGGATTGAAACATTTGCTAAGAAACATCCAAATGAAACGATTACTATTATCTTAGAAGCAAGCATTTCAAATATTAAATTATTACAAACACAATCTATAATCCAACCATCTCCTTTGAAATTAATGATTTCATCTATAAGAACATTACCTGATAATATAAAACCTGTTTTAGCCGATATAAGATTAAATGAACCTTTCCGAATATTCGTTAGCATTTATGACTTTGAAACATTTGTTGCCAATTTTATAAATGCAGATAAACATTATTTAACAAATTATAAATATGCATACCATTTAGCAAAACAATTTGAAAAAGACTTCTTTAAAAATGCTATGAAAACTCGTACCAAATGTAAAGAATTTCTATTGTCTCTAATTCAACCAAATATGCCTTATCAAGATTGGTTCAAAGACTATTTAGTTAAATATGGTTGTTCGCAAGATAATGTAATCAAAGACTGTATACGTAATATAAATATAGAAACTCGTAAAATTATATTAAACAAAATAAATCACGCTATTACAAATAATAAGCATTTCTCTGAAGCATTTGAATATGCAGAACAAAAACGTAATACTCATTCCAAGTTTGTAGCTGAAAAATATAAATTCTTCCAAGTATTCTTAATTTTACTCAATTCACTATTTATGGATATTTATACATTTAGTTTAATTGAAGAAGAATCAAAAGTAGCAAATCATACCATTGTTATGACAGGTGTAAATCATATATTAAGTATATTGGAATATTTCCCAAAAGAAACCATTGAATTCACATTAGATTTGAAAGGAACATTGGATGTTTCAAATTTACAAAAAGGAATACCACCGAATATCCCAATACTTGAACCCCAAAGTATATTGAGAGAATTTATGCTTGAATAAAGTCATTTTTAGGAAGTACCTTAATCATCGTACAACTATCTATTTGTTTATAGAATTCTTCCAGATTCCCATCATTCTTTATAAAATAATCCCCTTCTAAAGTATCAATCATATCTTCAAACGTATGTTTTGTTGAATAAGGACGTTCTATTTTAATGACGAGTCCTCCTAACGAACGAATACGTTCTATATCTTCGGCATAACGAACATCTGGAATAATAATTGGATAGTTTGGTAGATTATCCAAGAGTCTCTTGCTAAAGAAGTCGTGTCCCATAAATTCACGTAAACTATGAGTTATATGAACCATTGCTTGACGCGGCGTAATACCCCAACGAATATCTATATTTTCTTTGTCTTGTCCTTCTACTTGGTCTGGTGTAAATCCATATAGAGAACAAACGGCTTCTTTGATTGGTTGAGCCAAACGAACCTTTCTATAAGCTGAATTATTCTGAATCAAATAATCTGCAACTGTATCCTTCCCACTACGGGAACGCCCAACTAAACCAATAACACGAAACATTATATTGTAATGTTATTTAATTCCTAAATCAATTTTTATATTGTATTTGGTTTATACGGTTTCCAAAGTTCTTCTTTTTCAAAGGTTTGTGTTTTCATTTGTTTATTCACTTCAAATGGAGAACTAAATTTTAATTTTTTATATAATATTTTGGTACATAAATTAGTTTCCTTATCATATGTTTCTATAGTATACATTTTATCATCTATTGTAGTTTCTATATATAAAAATGTAGGTATAATTAATTCTTTATAAGCGATTTGGATATTTATACGTTCATTTGGATAATAATCTTGAAATAATTGTTCTATTTTACGTACTTCCAATAAATGTCCTATATCTTGTTTAAATAATGTATTTTGATATATTTTATCATATATCAATCTCTCAATATAACACTTCTTCAATGCTGCTTTTTTAGAGTCTTGTATTTTAATTGCATCGGATTCTAATATTTTAAATTTAGTTTTATAATCTATTTTCGCATTGCCACACGATACTAATCTATGATAAACAGGCCACTCTGGATATTCTCCCTTAAAATAAGTTATTCCTTTTATTAATTTTGATAGAATTTGTGATGGTAATACAGTAAATATAGTTGTTGGTTTACTTATATGTAATCCTGTGAAAAATATATTATCATATATCTTACGTAAATTAACTTTATAATGTAGTTCTATATATAATGTAAAAAATTTACCAATCAATGTATCTTGTATTTTATATAACTTTGCAACATTATTTGTTACAAATAAATCACGTTCATCTATTGTAAATTTTTTACACGATTTAACAAACTCTTTACTCAATATTTCCAATGATTTAATCAAAGAGCCATTTATAATGTTTATATTTTTTTTAAATATTTTGATACGAATATTATTAATTTCATTCCAAATAGTGTCAAATATTAACATATAATATATAAATACAGCACACTATATTTAAGTATAAACATAGTCTATTTAAGATAATGGATAACAAAAATTCATTTCATATTATCTATTATCCTGAAACAGAAACATTACATCTATGTCATATAACTCAAGATATATTTGATTCATTCAATTTTTCAAATTTCAAGATTGAATCATTACTTATAACAGGTGATTATTTAGATTATTTAGTTGTTCCGGATGGTATAAAAAATGTATATTGTGGTTCTCTTGGTTTAAGAAAAATATCTTTACCAGATAGTGTGAAACATCTGAATTGTGAAAACAATTGTTTACTAAATATAATATTACCTGATAATATCAAATATGTAAATTTAAATCAAAATTGTTTAAAAGATATATCTTTTAAGAATGAGCCAAATAAAATAAATGTATTGATATTAAGCAAAAATTATTTAGAAACACTCAATTTAGAAAATCTTCCAAGAACTATCAAACTATTAGATTTAACCAATAATTTCTATTTGAAAGAAGAATTTATTTTGCTACCTAACTGTTTATTAAGGGATTGTCATGAAGAAGGCTATATATTTAGTAATATTGATGATTTAGATTTTTTATAAACGTATTATAATAGCAAATGGTAGAGTGCAAAAAAGGTCAAATTGTTCGTAATGCTTATATTAAACAATCAGGCACTCGTGTAAAATCAGCTTGTATTCGTGCAACCAGCTCAACTGGTCTAAAGTCATCTGAAGTTTATAGACCTATTATTCAACGCATGTTAGAAAATGAACGCCGTGCTGAGATTGTTACTGCAGATATTTCTCCCAGAAAATGTCCTCAAGGAACAATTCGTCGTAGTGCATACGAACGTATCTTAAAAAATGGTAAAATCGTTGATGTTCCTGCCGCTTGCATTAAGAGTCAAAGTAACAAAGAAAAAGCCGGATTATACAATACTCACACTGGAGAACGCGTCTATGTACCAATTGCGAATGCTAAATTAGGCGAATTCGGTTACCACGATATTAAAAATAAACACGCAGCCGACCGTCATAAATCATTAGAACGTATTGTTCATCATATGAATGGTAATTGGCTTTCTCTATTCCGTACCCTGAATTATTTAGCAGTGGTTAATAAAAATCACGAAAACATACATGAACGTCTTATTGCAGACCGTAATTTCGTTAAACGTAAATTCGCAACATAATCTATTTTTTAGCTACAAACTTCATTACTTTTGTACCGCAAACGCTGCATTCACCTTTCATTGCATCGCGTCCATTCTTTAGAACAATGTGTGTTAGGTTTTTAGCCATTTGCTTTTTCTTGCATTTAACGCAATATACTTCTTCTTCTTTCATTTTGAGGTTCTAATATATAATTATGAAAAATATTTTTAGAATGCGTCTGGTCGTTGTTTCATTAATACCTCTTTAATTTTCATACGAGTTGTTTCTAATCTCATAATATCTGGTATCTCTTTAATCAATGGTTCATTATACATTTTTTCATATAAGGTATCATCTTTATCTAACTCTATGATTCGTTCTATCAATTTATTCATTGATTCTTCTGTGTCATCCTCTAAATATAGAAATGCATTTGGATTAAACCATTTTAATACATTCGGACATCCCCAATAAATTGGTATTGTTCCTGCAATATATGCATTCAACAACTTTTCGGAAACATAATTTGCTTTCTTGCAATTCTCAAAACATAGCGTAAATTTGTATTTTTGCAAATAAGGTAGAAATGTATCTCCATATTCTGTCTCATCCTGAGGCGCTAAATGACCCACATTATTTTCATATCGTCCACTTGAATCTACTTTCTTATATGTACTTAATTTTTTCATAACTGTGTTACGTGTCGTACAAGAGCCATTGCTGACTATAAAAGCACAAAATACCTTTTTAGAGAGAGGATATAAAACTCGTGGTTGCATTGTTAAATGCCATAAATCAAACTCGTGTGCATTTGTTGCAAAATTAATAATTGGAATAACATTCTTATTTAAATTTTCATCTGCCATTACTAAATTAACATCAAACCATTCTGTATTGACATTAAACATTTCTCCACTAAACTGTACCATAATACTGTCATCTTGACGAGGTAAACTCGTTAAATTTGCAACTCCTCCGTGTACACTGATAATGGTTACTTTCTTTTTAATTCCCAAGTTTGAAAACAAATAACGAAATAAACATCTTAAACTACTTTCTTCAGGTGGTTGATAAAATACATCCCAAAATCCACCATACTGAAATACAGGACATTGTTCTAATGCAGATATTGTATTTGCTTTTAATCTTAATGCCAATGATGGCTTATAATTTGGCATTATAGATAATAATATATCAAAATACCTTATATCATTTGTTATCAATCGCATTTACAATCCGCATTTATCAATCGCATTTACAATCCGCATTTACCATTTCTATCACTAATTCATCAAACGTTGTCTTTGGTTTCCAACCAAATGCTTGAACTGCCTTTGCTGGATTTCCTTGTAAATAAGCTACTTCGGTTGGACGATAATATTTTGCATTAATACGGATACGAATGACACCATTTTGGTCTATAGCTGTTTCATTAATTGAACCACTATCTCCTTGCCAAGTTAAAGCGTATCCTTTTAATGCAAATGTCTTTTCAATAAATTCTCTTACTGTATGTGTTTCGTTTGTTGCAATTACAAAATCATCTGCTTTATCACATTGTAACATCATTTGCATTGCTTCCACATAATCTCTTGCGTGTCCCCAATCTCTTACAGAATCTATATTACCCATTTCAATGCATTCTTGTTTATTTGCAATTATTTTACCAAGACCAATTGTTATTTTACGAGTAACGAAATTAAAGCCACGACGAGGCGACTCGTGGTTAAATAAAATACCACAACTTACATACATATTATATGCTTCCCGATAATTCTTACTCATATAAAATGCAAATTGTTTTGCAATAGCATAAGGTGACCTTGGATTAAAAGGTGTTGTCTCTGTTTGTGGAATTTCCAATACATCACCATAAAGTTCAGACGTACAAGCAACATATACTCTCAATTGGTCGTTTGTTAATTTATAGGTATCTCTAATATTACGACATGCTTCTAATACTTTAAGTGTTCCTATGGCGTCTACATCTGAAGTATATTCTGGCATATCAAATGATACACGAACGTGACTTTGAGCTGCCAAATGATATATCTCTAATCTTGAGTCTGGGAATCCTTTAATTATATCATCCAAATTTCTATAAAGAGACGTTGAATCCGTCACATCACCATAATTACATTTAAACTTTGGATTATTTTGAGAAATAATATGGTCTATGCGTTCTGTATTCATTAAAGACATACGACGAAGAATACCAAAGACATAGTATCCTTTATCTAATAAATATTCTGACAAATAACTACCATCTTGACCATTAATTCCTGTAATGAATGCAATATTCATCTAATAAAAATAATATGGGAACTTATGTTTAAATCCCTATTTCTTCTTTGTAACTCTACGTTTTTTAGCACCAGCCCATTGAGGTTTTACACCTAAAATAGATTCATCCCATTCTTTTGTTCTTAAATAATTACTATATGAATTCGCTTTAGCAATATTTAGTGCAATTTGTTCAGGTGTTTCAGTCTTTTCCTCTTCTTTTAATTCATTCATATAATCTTTAATATTTATTTCTTGTTCACGAGTATAATAATTACCAGTCAATATCTCTTTTTTAATAACTACAATTGGTAGATTTGCAGTATTGGTATATAAATTAACTGTGACTGGTCTTTTTTTATAATCATATTCTGAGAATAAATTTGCAGGATTAAAGAATTTACGAATAATAATCATGCAAACTTTTAGAAGTTGTTGTTTATTTTTTGAAGATTCTGCCTTCCAATGATAATATCCGGGAACAGATTCAGTATATGATATTTGAATATTTGGAGAAATTCTTGAAATGGATAAGGATAATATCCATTCTTTACTTGCTACATTTTCAATATAAATTGAAAGTTTCTTTTCATTAATTGGTTTATAAAGTGTATCTTCTTTAGCAAACCATTCTATATCACGAAAAATAATAACATTATATTCGGATTTATCTTGTAATTTAAATGGAAGTTCATATCTATTATAAGCACTTTTTGTAGGTTCTATATTTTCTAAGCCTTTAAATTCATTTTTGTTTTTAAGTTTTTGTAAGCTATGTTGTTTAAAAATACTCCATGCTCTTTCATTTCTTTGTTTATCAGCTATTTCTTGTTGTTCTGGTGTTAATGGAGATTCTTCTAATATAATCTCACCTAAATCAATTCCTGTGCTTGAACTACTGCTACTTTTAACTGCATATTTCTGTGCAACTGGTGTCTTTTTTCCAAATATACCTTTTACTCGTTCAGCAAGATTGTGTGATGGCATCTATTATATGTATATATATTTTTGATATAAGGTTTAATGTTGATAAATGTATAATGCGTATTCTTGTAACTGGAGGTACAGGTTTAATTGGTCGTGCACTTCAGGACAAAGTTGTATTTTCTAAAGATGAATGGTTTTTTGCTGGTTCAACCGATGTAAATCTATTAGATGAAGTTGCAACCTTAGAATACTTTAAAAAGGTTGACCCAACGATGGTAGTTCATTTAGCTGCCCGTGTAGGAGGATTGTATAATAATATTAATCATAATGAACGTATGTATGTGGATAATATGAAAATAAACCTAAATGTAATGAATGCAAGTGAAGAAATTGGTGTTCAGCGTTTTATTGCAATTTTATCAACTTGTATATTCCCTGAACCAGCTCCTGCATTACCACTTACAGAATATATGATTCATTTAGGTCCATCTCATCCAAGTAACGAAGGTTATGCAATGGCTAAGCGAATGCTTGAACTTCATACCAGATTATCTTCTCTTGAAACCATTTGTTTAATCCCTACAAACTTATATGGACCGTATGATAATTTTAACATTGATGATGCTCACGTTATTCCTGCACTCATTCATAAATGTTACCTCGCTAAGCAATCCGATAAACCATTTGTAGTTGCTGGTTCAGGTAAAGCAGTTCGTCAATTCCTATATAATGGAGATATGGCATCTATTATTGAATGGGCTGTTAATAAACATTGTATTGAACCACACGAAAAGTATATTTGTGCACCCGATGAAGAAGATGAGATTACGATTGAGAAAGTAGCTCATATTATTGCAAATACAATGAATTATGAGAATAAATTAGAATTTGATACTTTATTTCCAGAAGGACAATCTAAGAAGACTGCTTCAAACAAACTATTAAAAGAGGCAATGGGTGAACAATTAGTATTTTCTAATTTTGAAGAAAAACTCGTAAAAACAATTGAATGGTTTATAGAACATTATGAAAATGGGGTACGTCGTTAATATGTTAATGTAAGGGTATATCGTTAATGTAAGGACACTATATTAAGCAATAGACATTATTTAATAATAGAATGAAAATTGTTTGCATTGCTGGAGAATTTGATCCACTTACATCAATGGATATAGAATTTATTAAAAAAGCAAAAATCTTGGGCGACCGTCTATATGTAATTGTTTATAATGACAAACAACTACAACTTAAAAATAATCGTATATGTAAATCGGTTGCAAAAGAAAGAGTAGCAATTATTGGTTCAATGAAATGGGTTGATTCTGCTATGATTTCTATTGATGACGATTTATCCTTTCGTAAAACACTCATTCATCTAAAACCTCATATATTTGCAAATAATCGTTATGAAAATACAGATTACAATGAATTAGGTATTTTAACTGTAAATATTCTATAACATATCACCTTTATCAAATAAAGGACGATTTGGCTTTCCTTGATAATTTGTGAATGCTTCAGCAAACCTTTGAGCACCCCATTCAGGTCTTCCTTCTGCGAATGTAGCACTTTTTTGTAAATTAGGAAGAGATGAACCAATTATAGAATAAGGATATCCATTACCATCTAATGCTTTTAAATGCCAATTGTCATCTATTTTTTTAGGTTTATCTTTTAAACATTTTAATGCACCTTGGGTTGTTGATATACAAGTTTCTAATTCATATTTGCAATAATCGCGTTGCATATATTCCTCTATTATCATATAAAGAAGATTATATCATATTCATTTTATCTAACAAACTTCTGGATAATACATTTTCACTTAATTCTTTTTCAAAATCATTAATTGATACCTTTATATTCATTGGTATGTATGTAGAGATATGTCTTATATTGAATTTAAGTTCTATTTCATTATATTCTGCTTGTAGTTTTAATATAATACAGTCCGTGTCTATGTATTCCGTTATGTATTTAATTGCATTATGAATCGTATTTATATTCCATTCAGGTCTTATAAATTTATATTGAGACATATTTTTCATATAATCATCTTCCGTATAGCCAACCGACCCATCACTTGCCAACCAAAGCCATCGTATTATTGGATTCGTTGGATTCATAAAAGCCGTTAGTTCAAATATATTAGACATCATTGTTATTGTAATGTATATTTAATTAAATCATTTTTTACGACGACCACCTTTCACTACTCTTTTTCCTTGAGATAAATCTTCATCTGTTGTCATCCAATACATCATTTGTTCTGACATAATAGTTGTATTTGGATTTCCGGCAAACATACGATGTAGTTCTTTTATTAAATGTTCTGCATCATATTTTACAACTGAATTATTTGTATATTTAAATGTGATTTGTTTCTTCAATAATATAGATGCATAAATGTTTAATTCAAATGCTAATTTATTAACCAATTGTTTCCGAATATCTGAAATATCAAATCCAACCTCTTCTAAATCATCCATATAATCATACATAAAGTTATCAACCCAACTATGCATATTATGTTCTAATGGAATTGCTTGTCCTGCAATATAATAAATAGCACCTGGATTCATTACATTATGAAACAAATAATAGGTAATTTGTTTTCTCATTGGGTTTATGTCATTTACATAACCCGGTTTCATATATTGCATAAATTCTTCGTGTGACTTAAATACAGGGAATATATTTTGAGACATACGATATATTTTCACAAGCATCTTAAGACCAAATGAATCTTCAACTTTCCAATCGGATACTAAATCTTGTTTTACTTTATCAGAAATTTTAATTGTATTTACTAATTCAATTCTTTGATTTAGTGTACTTGTTTGTAATTGTGATTTCAAATATAACCGTAATGGACTTGATATATATTTAATATGAAGTAAAATATTATTACTTGCTTTATTTATTTCGTGTTCTATAATACGCAAAACACGTCTTTGTGCCTTAACATCTTCATCTTCTTTTTTCTTTGTACCAGAAGAAGATGAAGCAGATGATGGGTCAAATGAAGAGTTAGAAGATAATCTCATATTATCTAATGCTTCTGATAACTCATTACGAGATTCAGGACTAATCGTTGAAGATGAAGATGATGATGTTTCCATTTCATTATATAATGAAACCAATCCTGTTCTTGATGTCATATCTATCTAATGTTAATAATTTATAATAATCACAAAATTTGAGTTCTTTATTACATCTTTGTGCATAGAAGATGGAATCAGATGATATTTATAGTCATACGACTATTGTATTATGTATTAATGATATTAAATGCAATGTTGTATTACGTC